TAAAAAACATAAAACTCAAGATGTACTCGAATGGCTTCGAGACAATGAACCAAATTTACCTGACAATGGATTTATGGATCCCCCTCAGTGTATGCCTGATGAATTTAAATTAGAGAATGCTATAGAAGCATATAAAAATTTTTACATTAACGATAAAGTAAAGATAAAACAATTAGATTGGAAAAAATTAAACAATAAACCAGAATGGATAAGCAAATAGTAATTGTAGGAGCTGGAGTAGCAGGCGTAAATGCTGCAACAAAATTAGTGGATAATGGATATCCTGGAAAATTAATTACCATAATTGATATGGGTAAAGATCCATACAATCGTAAACCTGAAGAAGTAATGACTGGGTTTTTAGGTGCTGGAGGATGGAGCGATGGTAAATTAACTTACCATACAGCAATTGGAGGCCAACTATCAAAATATTGTGGTGAAGAAAAAGCAATGGAATTAATGGATCAAGTTATTACCAACTTTAAACGTTTCCACCCTAAACCAGAAGAAGTACAATGCTCAAACCCAGAGGAAGAACCTGATTTTATTAAACCATATTTTGGTTTGCGATTGTTTCCTGTATGGCACGTAGGTACAGATTATCTATCTGAAATTGCTAAAAATTGGTACGATTATTTAGTATCTAAAGGAGTTAAGTTTGTATGGGAACGAAAAGTAGAATGGATTAATTTTAATAATAGTACTTTATTTTATAAAACATTAGATTCAATAAGTGGTTTAACTGTAGAGTATGATGAACTTATCTTTGCAGTAGGTAAATCAGGTATTGATTTTGCCCAAGAAATAGCAAACGAATATGAACTCCCAGATGAACCAAAATCAGTGCAAATTGGAGTTCGATTTGAAGCACCACAAAAACACTTTCAAAAATTAATTGATATTTCATATGACTTTAAGTTATATAGAAAATTTGATGATAAAGGTGTTTCGCTACGTTCATTTTGTACAAATAATAATGCGGCTTATGTTGCTGTAGAGGAAACATATGGAGATCATAGTTACAATGGCCATGCTAAAAAAGATGAGCGTTATCGAAATGATATGACCAACTTTGGCATCTTGATGGAAATTAACGGTATTGAAGATCCATTTACTTGGTCACGTAACGTTGTAAATAAATTACAATTTAATGGTACTGGTTTATATTATAGTCCAACACGTACACCTTCAACAACATCAGAAGGTAATAATGTAACAGCATATCAAATTGAATTTTTGGATGGTGTGAGAGAGGTAATGGGTGGTTATTTTCAATATGTAGAGGATTTTATTGAAGATATGAAAAAAGTATTCCCAACATTAGGAGATGACTGGGGGATCTATATACCCGAGTGCAAATATCTTTCTGCAGAACCACTAGTAAATTATTCTGATTTATCTTTAATAAATTATCCAAATGTGCATTTTGCTGGGGATGCTTTAAGTGCAAGGGGAATTAGTGTTAGTGGAGCCCATGGTGTATTTATAGCTGAATCTATATTAAGAGAGGAATAACAGTTCCTGGCTCTGCCAATATTTATAATAAAAATATTATGGGTAACTATTATGTATATTTTCATAAAAATCCAAAAACTTTAGAAGTGTTTTATGTAGGACTAGGTTCTCATATTTTATACCAAAAATATAAAAGAGCTGAAGATTTAAAGAAAAGGGGAAAACACCATAGATATTATGTTAAAAAATATGGTAACCCTATTATAGAAATAATACATGATAACTTAACCCAAGAAGAAGCATGTTTGTTGGAAATACAATATATAGCTCAATATGGAAGAAAAAGATATGAAATTGATGGAATATTAGTAAATAAAAGCCTTGGAGGGCAAGGAGGAAAACAAGGAGTTATAGTAACTAAAAAAACAAGATTAAAACAATCATTAAAATTAAAAGGTCTACCTAAACCACCAGGATTTGGGGATAAAATAAAACAAAACCGAAACCATAAAGATGCAGGTAAAAAATCATTTATTTCAAACCAAAAACATTACACCCAGGGAAGTGAAAGAAATAAAAAAATCTCCCAAAAGTTAAAAGGAAGAAAAGTAGACTGGACTGGAGATCACATATTGCAATTTGATCTTCAAGGAAACTTTATCCAAGAATGGCCTAGTATTAGACAAGCTGGTTTTGAATTAAAAGGAAACCAAGGTGAACCAATTAGAAAATGCCTTAAGGACTTACAAAAAACAGCTTATGGATTTATTTGGAAATATAAAAATTAATTAATATATTAAAGTTATGAAAATAGGATTTTGTGGAACAATGAGTGTAGGTAAAACTACAATAGTTAATGCTTTAAGAGAACTACCAGAATTTAAAGAATATGAATTTAAAACAGAACGTTCAAAATATTTACGTGATTTAGGCATCCCATTAAATACAGATTCAACATTAAAAGGTCAATTTGTATTTTTAGCTGAACGTGCCTCTGAATTATTTTATAGTAATATCATTACTGATAGAACAGTTGTAGATGTTATGGCTTTTACACGTTTAGCTGAATCAATACCATATTACATAGCAGATGAAATTTGTCAAGCAGCATCACATTTAATTAAAGAATATGATTACATATTTTACATTTCACCTAAAGGAGTTGAAATAGAAGATAATGGTGTTAGAACAACAGATGCAGAATATAGAAAAGATGTTGACAAAGAAATTAAAAGTTTATTAAATAAATATGGTCATAAAAATCAAAGAATAGTTAAATTAACGGGTAGTGTTGAGGAAAGAGTACAGAAAGTTAAACAGACGTTATTCTCATAATATTTATAAATAAAAATATACTAAAATGAAAAAAACCCGTTTACTCGAAATAGTACGTGAAGAAATTGCTTTTGCGTTAAATGAAAAACCTGATTTTGGTGGCCGATTTGATCAACAAGTAGCAGCAAAATATGGTGAAGAAGATACATTACAAACGGCTACAGATGAAATTGTTGATAGAGTACTAAGAGATAGAGGTTTATCTAAATCAGATGTAACTAAAATGGAAAAAGAAGATCTTAAAGGTCTTTTAAAAGACATCCGTCAACAAATCTCAGGTAAAAAACAAGATGTTCGAGTTAAACATGCTCTAGAAAAACAAATAGAATTTGACGATTCTGGAAGTAAATTACAAGACAATCAAACTAACAATGCTATATTAAAATCTTTAGGTTTAGTAACCCCAGGACAACGTGGTAGAAAAGCAGACCCAAACAAACCAGAAAAAGCACCTTCAACAGGACAACGAGGAAGACCAGCAGGAACTAAAACAGCTACTCGCACACCAGGAGATGATGGATTTGATGATGTATCATATTCAGACGAAGAAGTAGAAGACACTTACTATAAAGATGAAGATGAAGATACTTTTGATACAGAAAAAGCCCCAGCAGGAGATATTGAAATAGAAAAAGCTGCTAGAGGCAAAGATGAACTAGTTAAACAGTATAAATCTGAAGTTGAACCAGAATTAAAAAATAAAATTGCAAAAGCAAAAGAGGGAGATAAAGAAGCTATGGCTTGGTTAAAATCTAAACAAGATATTATTAAAAAATACAATCAAGCTAAACAAGTTAATATTTAATGGTAAAAGATAAATCCATAACTTTAAATGTATCGCACCTAATTTTAGGTGCGATCATTTTACTCCTGTTATGGTTATTACTTAAACCTACTAAAGTAGATTTATCAAAATACGATAAACAAAAACAAGAAATTGATAGTTTAAATAATGTATTAGTAAATTTACAAAAACACCAACTTGAATTAGATAAATCCATTTTATTCCACCAAAATAGAATTGATTCACTAAACAATGAAATAAGTAATACAAATAAAGAAATAGCAGATGTACGTGAATATTATGGTAAAAAAATTAGGGATATTCTTAATTATACTCCACAGCAACTTGACGATTTTTTCTCAAAGCGATATAAATAAAATTTGTTTTGACCATAAAACAGCTCAAAAAATAGCTGCAGATTTAGTTAAAGGTGATTCAGCAAAAGCTGAATTGCAAAAAACTCAAAAATTGGTTTTGCAACTAAATGAGACTATAGTTGAAAAAGATAGTGTCATAAATGATTATATTAAAAAAGATAGTACTTGTATAAAACAAGTAGCTACTTTTAATGAGCTTAAACAAAAACAAACCAGTATAATTACTGGTTTAGAAAAAGATGTTGAAAGTTTTAAAAGAGAAAACAAAAATCTTAAAACAGGTGTTAAATGGCTTGGTGGAGGGTTCGTGGGAGTGTTAATCTCTTTACTTACATTATCTTTAGTTAAGTAATATGGCTAGCGAACTGAAACAAGCAATACGAGAAGAATATATTAAATGTGCTGCCTCACCAGCATATTTTATGAAAAAATATTGCTATATTCAACATCCAAAACGTGGCCGGATTCAATTTAATCTATACCCATTTCAAGAAAGAGTTTTAACATTATTTCAAGAAAACCCATATTCAATGGTTTTAAAATCTAGACAGTTAGGGATTTCAACCTTAACAGCAGGATATTCGTTATGGTTGATGATGTTTTATCAAGATAAAAATGTACTTTGTATTGCAACTAAACAAGATACTGCAAAAAATATGGTTACAAAGGTTAAGTTTATGTATGATAATTTACCTTCTTGGCTAAAGTTTCCAACTAAACCTGATGAAGCAAACAAATTAACACTTCGACTACCAAACGGTTCCCAAATTAAAGCTACTTCAGCATCAAGTGATGCAGGTCGTTCAGAAGCAGTTTCTTTATTATTAATAGACGAAGCAGCTTTTATATATAATATAGGTGAAATATGGGCCTCAGCTCAACAAACTTTAGCTACTGGTGGAGGTTGTATTGCATTATCTACACCTTATGGTACAGGTAATTGGTTCCATAAAACATGGATTGCTGCAGAAATGGGTGAAAATAGTTTTTTACCTATTAGATTACCATGGAACGTACATCCTGAAAGAGACCAAACATGGAGAGATCAACAAGATGCTGATCTAGGACCTAAAATGGCAGCCCAAGAATGTGATTGTGATTTTAGCACCTCAGGTGATACTGTATTTTTATCTGATGATATTGATTTTTATGAAAAATCTTTTATAAAAGAACCACTTGAAAAACGTGGAGTTGACCAAAATTTATGGATTTGGGAACCAGTAGATTATTCTCGTAATTATTTAATAACAGCTGATGTTGCTAGAGGAGATGGAGCTGATTATTCTACATTTCATATATGGGATATAGAAACGTATAGCCAAGTAGGTGAATATAAAGGGCAAATTAGTACAAAAGATTTTGGCCATTTGTTAGTTGGAATTGCAACAGAATACAACAATGCTTTATTAGCCCCAGAAAATTCAAGTATAGCTTGGTCAACTATTCAAACAATTATGGATAGAGGATACCATAATTTGTATTATTCTCCTAAAGGAAATGCTTTAACAGTTGATACTTATTTTGATCCTTACATGGACCATAGTAAAATGACTCCTGGTTTTACAATGTCTTCTGCTACTAGACCTATATCAATTGGTAAATTTCAAGAAGCAATCAGAGATAAAGGTATTACTATTCAATCAATTCGACTTCTGGAGGAGATGAAAGTATTTATATGGAGAAACGGACGACCAGAAGCACAACCAGGATATAATGATGACCTAATTATGGCAGCTTCTATTGGATGTTTTTTAAGAGATACAGCTTTTAAATTAAGACAGAATGGAATGGAAATGACTAAAAGTATGCTTAACAATATAAGTACTCATAATTACGGATACTCAGGGGGTTATTCAAACCAACAACCAAATAAATATCACAATAACCCATTCAAAATAGATAATCCTTATTCAAATGATCAAGAAGATATTTCTTGGTTGATATAATAAAT